CGACAATGGACTCCTCGCCAATACTCCGGCGAGCATCGAGAGAGCCAAGGCGATAATGGCGAATTCCGATCTCATCGTCTTGGGCGACGCGACATCGGTCTTGGCGCTGTCCATCGTCTCTCCGAATAAGCGCTGGTTGTCTTGGGCGCGGAGCCGCCGAATAATGGCGTTCTTTGGGGATACAGCTTACCATAAATATTTCAGCTTTTATGATGGGATCGTCGCCGATTTGAACGCACGGCTTTTCTTGCTGCCTAACCTAATCGACCGGGCGACCATCCCGGCGATCCCGCTCCATCATCCGATGGTAGTCGAGGCGGCTCCAAAGTCGGAGAGGCTCTCGATTGCCCACGCTCCCGGCAGAGAGCTTAAGGCCCAGCAAAAAGGGACTGAGGTCATCGAGATGGTTATCGCCCGATTACAGGAGGAATTCGACTTCGACTATCGTCGACTTATGATGCTCCCGATCAAGGAATGCTTGGAATTAAAAGCGAGCGCACACGTTGTTATCGACCAACTGCCGCCGAAAGGCGCGATTCGAGGTCTTGGTCGGACTGGAACCGAGGCACTCGCCGCCGGATCGACAGTCCTCTCGACGATGTATGAAATGGGGAATGTAGTCGAGCACTTCCCGCCTCCTCCGGTCGTGGGGATCGTGTCCGAGGGAGATTTGCAGCAGAAATTAAAAACGCTTCTGGAGAATCCGCAGAGAATAGCAGAGATTTCCAGCGATTCATTCGAGTGGGCGAGAGAGTATCTCGCCTATGATAAATGGCTTCAGTACATTGGGAGATACTTATGATTTTGTTTGGGCAATCGGAAGGACTATGGGAAGCGCTAACTAAGGATGATCCGACGGTCGGAGAAGCGGTCTCTCATAGCGCCGGGATCAGAGGACAACTGCTCGACTATCAGGCGGCAGCGCTGTTCACGCTGGCGAAAAAATACAATTTCGGCGCCGCTAATATTCTCGAGATCGGGACTCTGGTCGGGTATTCGACATCCCTATTGGCCCAAGCTGCGCCATTGGCGAAGATCACGACGCTGAATCCGGCGCCGCACGAAGTGAGAGATGCCGCCTTTAATCTGAAGTTTTATCGAAACGTGACGATCCAGACAGAGAAATCGTGGGATTACCTCGCCCGATACAATGGGCCGAACCTCGACTTCATATTCGTCGACGGCGACCACAATCGGATCAGCCGAGATATTCCGTGGTATAATAGACTCAAGACTGGCGGAATGATATTGTTCCACGACTACCATCCGACAAAGAGTCGGATCGTGCATCAAAAGCTACAGGCGATGCGGACATTCCTCGGCAGAGACTTCGACGTGTCACTGGTCGACGCTGATCTTAATGGAATGGTCGGGATCATTAAACAGGACGGTGAAGAATGGCCTATGCAAATGCAGCGGAGTTGAGAGACCGAATCAACAAAAAGGGCAGCATAAAGGATGGCATTCTCACTGCGCTCATAGCTGCCGCCGAGCGGAACATTAACACGACCACGAATCGACCGGATGGATTCGTCGCCGCCGAAACCGGGACGGCTCGTGTGCAAGCCGGGAACGGCGGGCGGCATCTCCGCATTCCGGAATGCGTCGAGATCGTATCAGTCGCAGCGAAGGCTGCGACTACCGACTCAACCTATACGGCGTGGACGGCGTCCGACTGGATCGGCTTCGCTGGCGATCCGGAGGAACCGGAGTTCCAACCACTCGAGATCGGGAAGCCCTATGACGGAATTATGATCGCGCCATCCGGAGATTACAGCTATTTTCCTGATGGATATTTCTCGGGCAAACGGCGAAAAACACGAGTGCCGATGATCGAGATCACTTCGAAATGGGGATATTCGATCGAAGCGCCTCCGGACATAAAAGAAGCGTGTCTAATGCAGGCGGCTCGCTGGTTTAAGAGATTCGAGGGATCGATGAGCGATGCCCTCGCTTCAGATGAGTTGGGCGCCTTACTATATCGACAATCGCTCGATCCGGATATTAAACGAATACTTGTCGATGGGCGATATATCCGACCGGCGCTCGGGAGACGCTAAGTGGCAAAAAGTACATATACAGTCCGAGGTCTTGACGTTACAATCAAGAATTTAAACAAGGTCAAGGACGGTGTTGGTGGAGCCGGGATGAAAACGACGATGAGGGCAGCGACTCTAATGGTTACCCGATCCGCCCGAAAGAAAGCGCCAGTTGACACAGGCGTTCTCCGGAATAGCATCTCCGGAGAAGTTCGCTCGTTTGGAGATACCAGCGAGGGCATTGTCGGGACGCCAGTCAAGTATGCGCCATTTATGGAACTCGGCACGGCGCCACACTTCCCGCCGGTCTCGGCGCTCAGAGTGTGGGCAAGGCGGCACGGGATGAACGCATTCGTAGTCGCCCGGGCCATCTCCCGGCGAGGCTTGAAAGCGAGGAGATTCTTGTCCGGAGCGTTCGATGAAAACAAAGCGAGGATCGCTGCTCTCTTTGATGAGTACGTAAAAAAGTTGGTGGAATAATGGCGAGATATGCAGAAGACAAACTGATCGAGATATGCTCGGCGATCGACTTAACAATCGGTCGACCGTTGGAGCGAAAGGGACTGCTCTCGGACAGCCAGAATTATGACGAACTAACCGAGGGGATGAACGATGATCGCGTCATCCAGATTTATCCGGAGTCGGAGGGATCGGTCGATGGCTCATCCGGCGCGACTCAAAAGTTAACATTGGGCGACGAAGACGGCGCTGTTATTCAGGAAGAGATCACGATCCATCTCGATTATTATTGTCGCCAGCGCTCGAATCTCGCTGACGATATGGGACAACTGCTCCCGGGCATCGACGCGATCCGAGCCAAGCTGAAGGAACAGGACTGCGATCCATTCGACATTCCGAATTGCCAGTCATTTCAGTGGTCTTGGTTTCGGACGGTTTTCGTTTACGGTCAACCGGAGATAAAATATATTGGCGCTCGCTTCGTCTTGGTGTTAAGGTTTTACTAAATGAGGCAAAACAAACTGCACAAACGGCTGCTGCTAAATACGCAGAACGCCCAACGATTCGGCGAGATCGCCGCCTTTATTCGGCGAAATCGAGGAGATTTCGGGCTTATGGCCTTATTTGCAGATTGGGCGCCGTTTTCTATAGTGCAGGAAGCACAAATAATATCTGCCGGCAGATCCCATTCTTGGCTGGGTTTTTGTTATCAATGCACAATGCCAAAATGAGGCGGTATAACTATCGCAGTTGGGCGCTATAGGCCACAGAATCGAACACACGGCTCGACATAAAATCTGTGCAGTATGCACAAAAGGAGGTAATATGGCTGTATACCGATGGATTAAGAGAACGCCATCCGATACCGGACTGAGAAAGGGAGACGTCTTCGACAGTTCCGATTTCGCTCCCGGCGTCTTGGATTCGTTGATTCGATCCGGCGCCGTGACGCCTGCCTCAACGCCTCCGCTCTCTCAACTTGCCGGATGGACTAAGCGCTCGGCGAGATTGGAGGAGATCGGCATCGTCTCTGTTGGAGACTTAATCGAGGCGGACTCGGACACGCTCGACAAGATCAAGGATCACTTCGGATACAAAACTCGAAACACCATCAAAAAGTGGCAGGATGAAGCGAGGGCGGCAGTTCGCCCGGCGCAAAAAAAACGTGGTTGAAAGTAATATATTTATGCTGAGTATCAGCAAGGGAGTTTATAATGACTCAAACAACTGACCAAGTATCGAGCGGCTGCGGGATGGTAGAAATTAGCACTGACAATGCCTCATGGACTGACATCTCCGGAGTCGCCAACACCGTGACCGACAATGAGCAAAATAAGATTCACGGCGAAGCGTACACTCTCGAGGGCGATGGCGCTCTCATCGGCGCTGGCAAGAAAGAGCCTCTCGAGGTAAATGTCCAGATTGTCTACACTGAAAATGATGCGGAGGGATACGAAATCCTTCGTGAACATTGGGATCAGGAGGGATGTGATAATCCTATCTGGCTGCGCTTCTCTCCTCAAGGCGGCGACGCTGGGGATGAGCTTCTGACCAGTGGTGAAGGACGGATGATCTCATTCACGTTCCCGCAATTAGATGCCGCCGATGGAAATCCCATTATGAGCGGCTGCAAGATCAAGGTTCCCGGTTTTACTACCACCATTATTGCGAGCTAATTAGGCTCGGAAAGGACTGCCGAACATGGCAAAGACAAAACGACAAAGAGTCGACTCCAACCAGAAGGCCGAAGAAGTATCCGGAGTGATCGAGGCATCATCCGGCGAGATCGCCGTCGATGTCGACGTTGATAAAATGGAGTTGGAGGATTGGGAACGGCTCGATCCTCGCATCGATGGGATTTTAATGAATGACGTTCTGGACACGCTGGATCGGCTGGTCGTGGGCGGCGTCCGTGGTAAGGGGTATAGTGGTCTCGATCTTGTAAGGCTTCAGTTAGCAGTCGGAGATGCGCTCAAACAGGCGATGAATCCACTCATCTCGGGAAAAAACTAAATATGCGGCTCGCCGTTTATTTATGGGGTGATACCGGCGAGCCGCCTCTCGAATTGATAAAATACCAACTTCGGACACTCTATGGCGTCACGCCTTATGAATTGCGAAAAAACAAAGGGCGCGATCTAATCGAGATGATGCGCGATCTGCACGTTCGAGGATTTATCGAAAACGTCAGGCGAGCAAAGGCGAAGGGCAATGGGTAAAAACCTAATTCAAATTGTTATCAAGGCGGACGGAAGCAGCGCTGTCGCCGGTATCGGAGACGTTACGAAGTCGCTCGGCAGCATTGGAGGCAAGGCGGCAGCGGGAGCCGTCGCCGGTCTCGGCGCTGCTTCCGTAGCCTTTGCTGGTTTGGGAGCCGCCGGTCTCAGCGCTTTTACCGGACTCGAGCAAGGGATGAATGAGGTTTTCACTCTTATGCCGGGCATTACGGATGACGCGATGGGCAAGATGACCGGGCAAGTGAATGACTTTGCGAAAGAGTTCGGGACACTCCCGAATGAGGTTGTTCCTGCGCTGTACCAGTCAATCTCGGCTGGCGTTCCGTCCGACAATGTATTCTCATTTTTGGAGACTGCCCAAAAAGCAGCGACCGGCGGCGTTACCGAATTGGAGACGGCAGTCGATGGTATCTCATCCGTTGTCAATGCCTATGGCTCCGACGTCATCTCGGCGACTCAAGCCTCCGACCTTATGTTTACTGCGGTCAAGCTGGGGAAGACTGACTTCACCCAATTGAGCCGGTCTCTATTTAACGTCATTCCTACGACCTCGGCGCTTGGCGTCGGATTCGAGGACGTGACGGCAGGACTGGCGGCTCTCACGGCTCAAGGTACACCCACGACCGTGGCGACCACACAAATGCGGCAGCTATTTGTCGAGCTTTCAAAGTCGACCGGAAAGGCGTCGACAGCTTTTAAGGAAGCGGCTGGCGTATCGTTTAAGGAATTCATCGCCGCCGGGAACAATACTCAGGACGCTCTCATTCTAATGGAGGGCGCCGCAGGCGATCTCGGCATCGGTATCAATGATCTCTTTGGTTCCGTCGAGGCTGGGAATGCGGCGCTGGGATTGACCGGAAAAGGCGCTGATCGTTTTACCTCAAATCTTGAGGAGATGGCGGGCGCTGCGGGCGCGACCGACACGGCATTCGCCCGAATGGACACCGGACTCGGCAGAACATTCGACAAGATCAAGGCGAGAGGAGCCGTGTTCCTCTCAACCGTGGGCAGTAAACTTGGCCCAGCATTTGCGAGGCTTGGCGATGGGATCATATATTTATTTGAGCCAATAACCAACACAGTGCTGAAAATGTTCGACATCATCGGGCCATTTATCGACCAGATTGTGAACAAGGTATTCGACTTAGTCGATGCGTTCACCCAAGTTGGCGCAGGCGGGCTACTCGAGGAGTTGGGCCTTGGGCCGGGAGCCGCCGAGCTAGTCTCGAAAATTATGGCGGACTTCCAATCCCTCGCCGATACGATCTCGACGAATGTGGCGCCAGCTTTCTCGACGTTATCCGATAATATAATGCCAGCGCTGGGCGCCGGAATCGCTTTCGTGAATGAGCATTGGGAGGCGTTCCGGAACGGTCTCATTGCGGTCATTGCGGTCTTGGCTGGCGCGACGGTCTTCGCTACAGTCGCCGGTCTCATCGCTGCGATCGCAAACCCAATCACGTTGGTGGTCGCCGCCGTCGGGCTATTGGCGGCAGCGTGGACAGAGAACTGGTTCGGCATTCAGGATACACTGATGGCGTTTTGGGCATCGGCGCAGCCGGTATTACAAACGCTATGGGAGTGGCTCGGGACTAATATCCCGATCGCAATCCAAGCGTTATCCGACTTCTGGACGTCCGTCCTGCTTCCGGCACTTCAGGCGGTTTGGGACTTTTACACAAATATGCTGCTCCCTGCCTATGCTGAAATGTTCACTTGGCTCGCCACAAATATCCCGGCTGCGATCCAGACGGTCTCCGACTTCTGGACATCCGTCCTACTCCCGGCGATCGAGGTTATATGGGACTTTATAAGTGGATCACTCATTCCACTATTTGTTGAAGTGGCTGGACTTTTGACAGATATGGTCGCCCTCGCAATTCGGACTGTAGCAGCAGTTTGGCAGAACGTATTTTATCCCGCAATTGAAAAAGTCGCCAGCTTTATCGGAGGAACGCTCTCTCCGATATTCCAGACGCTGGGCGACCTCCTCGGCGGGCCAGTCTCCTCGGCGATAGACACGGCGAAATCTGCTGTCGACGCACTCAAGGGAGCATTCGACGCGATCAAGAGTGCGATCGCCTCTGTTATCAGTAAAATTCAAGAGTTCCGAGATAAACTCGCAAACCTTAGTATTCCTGCTTGGTTGACACCGGGATCGCCCACTCCGTTTGAGATCGGGCTGGTCGGGATCGGGAAAGCAATGAGCGGGCCTTTACTCACGGGATTGAATGTCTTTACCTCGACAGCTATTCCGAAGATCGCCGCCGTGACCGGCGAGATCAATGAGATGATAAAAGCGGCTGGTCTCGCTGGCGCCATCGGCGTGACCGGCGGCGGCGCACTCTCGGCGGACAATATGCTCGGAGCGGGCGCCGGGAATACTAGAAACTCGACTGTAGTAAATAATTTCAATATGAATGTGGCGACTCAAGCGACCACGTCGACGGTCACCCAAGACTTCCAGACGATGAGATCGTTTGTTTAGAGAAAGGAATGCGCGTGAGGATTGCAAAGTGGATAATGCTGGCTATTGCGGCAATTGTGGTTTTTGGGGATACCGGCGCCGCCGATGGGCCTTACAAATACTACATTCCAATAGTTGTTAGGAGAGATATAATGAGCGACTGGCAAATTGTTATTCCCGAGGAGACCACAAATAAAGTGCTGAATCCGTCCGCAGAAGCGGCAGGGAATTTTAGTTCGCCGGGAACTGTTCGGGCGACGCGATCGACTGATCACCAAAAGTTCGGACTATATTCGTTCTATGTTTATCCGGATGCAGACAACCGAGGAATCAATCTCTCGACGGCTGCGCTGGCGAATGCGATCCATTACGTGACAATGAGAGTCCGAGGAACGCTGCCGCCGAGTTGGGATTGGTCAGTTGATAACTCGAACTTTTATGAGCCGACACTCATCGAGGAGATCGACGAAGACTGGAGTCTCTATGGTCTCCAATTTGCGGCGTCGGAATGTAATGGATCGACCACGCTCCGAGTGTACCAAAATGGCGCTGGCTCCGGAGACTTCTACCTCGACGGAATCCAAGTCGAGGAGAAGGAATACTGGACAACCTACTGCGATGGGAGCATCGATGGATGCGCTTGGAATTCGGGCGCACACAAATCGGCGAGTAAAAGGACAAGCCTCTCGCGTGCGGGAGGGCGTGTTCGTGATTTTACCGACGATTACGACCTCGACATTAGTGGATTTCTTGGCGCTGGGACTGCTCCGACCACCGTTATCGCAGACAGTTATGCCCAACTTCCCGGCGCTCAGTTGAACTCAATTACTCAGTCACCACGAGTCTTTACTTTGACAGGCGTTCTCCGAGGCTCCGGTTCTTGGCAGGATTTAACCGACAAGCGAAATGCATTAATCGACGTCTTGGCGCACGATGCAGTCCCAAAAGATCACCTTGGTTGGCAGCCGATTCGCCTCCGCTATACTGGAGCAACAGTCCAGAAGGAAATAAGCGCACACTATGAAGGCGGACTCGATGGAAGCATTTCGGCTGACGCGCCGGGCTATTGGGAGCGTGTCGCCATAAGATTCTTTGCTCCCGATCCTATGTTCCACGCCATTGGCAATTCAGCGATGACTCTCGAAACCGAGGATGACACTGTGACTTATAACTATCTGGCTTATAGGTCAGCAGAAACCGGCATTTGGGAGAACTTGAGCAGCACTCTAAATTCAAGTACATTCGCCAGCGCCGTCGACGAAGATGGGACGTTCTATGTTGGAGGCGCGTTCTCAGTCGCTGGTGGCGCTGTAGGTAATTTTGTGGCGGCTTGGGATGGGTCATCGTGGTCGGCTCTCGGCTCCGGACTAAACTCGACAGTCTATTGCTTGGAAATTGGGCCAGACGGAACGCTTTACGCTGGCGGACTATTTACGACTGCGGGCGGATCGAGCGCTAATTATATTGCGGCTTGGGATGGGTCATCGTGGTCGGCTCTCGGCTCCGGTATGAATGGGCGCGTTTCGGCGATAACTTTCGGCCTCGACGGAACGCTTTACGCCAGTGGTTATTTTACGACTGCGGGCGGATCGAGCGCCAATTATATTGCGTCTTGGAATGGGTCGTTGTGGTCGGCTCTCGGCTCCGGTATGAACAGCAGGACATTGTCACTGGCAATTGGGCCAGACGGAACGCTTTACGCTGGCGGGCATTTTACGACTGCGGGCGGATCGAGCGCTGATTACATTGCGGCTTGGGATGGATCGTCTTGGACACAGGTCGGCTCCGGTCTTGGCGGCGATGCTTTAGCGCTGGTGTTTGGCTCCGACGGAACGCTTTACGCTGGCGGAATCGCCCTCGGCTCAAGCGATAACCAATTAATGGCTTGGAATGGATCATACTGGATCGAGTTGGGAGCTATCAACAATGGCAATATCAACGCAATGGCAATCACAAGAAGTGACGTAATATATCTCGGCGGGAGCTTCCTCGATATAAATGACAATCTAACTCTGACGGATGGATTGGCGAGATACAGTCGTGGTTCATTCTCCCATTTAGATATAAACTTTTTAGGACTGGCGGAAATAAAATCAATTTCTATTAGGGAATATGAATGGACATCTAACCTCGATCTTTTCCTTGTCCACAATAGGTCGGGAGGAACAACGCTCCAACAAGGTGCAATAACAGTTACCAACGATGGGAATCAGTCATCCTATCCTAGAATTAAGATAAAACGGGAAGGCGGAAGTTCGGCGACTATTGCGACTATTCGGAACAATCGGACAGGCGACGAATTGCTGCTAAACTATCCGTTATTGGATGGCGAGGAATTGACGATCGAACTCGAGACCATGCGAAAAATGGTCACCTCAAGTTTATTCAAACGGCGGCTTGATGCGATACTCCCAAACAGCGATTTCGGAGAATTCTCGCTTCTGCCGGGCGACAATGGGATCACGGCATTTGTGATCGAGGACGGCTCTCCAACGGTCACGGCGTCCATTGAATGGGTGCCGACCTATAAAAGCGCAGATTGAAAGGGCAAATAATGGCAAAGCGTAAACGGAAGCGACCACATCGGAATTTTACAAAAACCCAATTCGAGGAGCTTCGGCGGAAGCTAGACTCCGGATATAATGAGCTTCACGACTCACTCGAGGAAGCCTACTATGATTATTGGAAATCCGGAGAAAGCCGTCCGTGGCAAGGATATGACGTGCAGCCAACACCGGAGGAGTCGAAGGTTTTATTCGACCGGCTGCATGGTCTCATTTGGCTCCATTATTCCGAGGAATTACATTCTGAAAACAAGAAGCTGCCGGAAGGCCGCCGATACGATGAACGGAAATATGACATCATTCTCGATCGGACTGGCGCCATTGTTGGGCGGCGCTCGACGGCAGCGAGAGCGGAGATCAATAGATTGGAGACTGCCCACAAACTCACCTTGCAAAAGCCGAAGCGGATTCGGTAAAGGTCGGAATAAATGTCTGTAACTTGGCTAACTCCATCCGATATAACTCCCGGCTCGGCAAATAGCTGGGTCGATGCCGATGTCTCCGCCAGCGTTCCCTCGGGAGCGACTGGCGTTATCTTGCACATTCAGTGTACAAATTCGGGCGGCGATGAGGACATCGGATTCCGGAAGAACGGCTCGACGGATAACAGGACTGACTACTTGTATGGGGATGATAGTCATTTGTGGGCGGCGATCGGCGTGGACTCCAATCGAGTGTTGGAACTTTACGTCGGCTCGACGTCGAATGTGGACGTTTGGCTGGTCGGGTATTTTGACAGCGATGCAGTGTTTTTTACAAATGCCGTCGATAAATCGCTGACGTCGACCGG